TTTAGTAACATTCGAAGAAGATGTTAAAGCAGAAACTATTTTCACAGAAGCTACTGCTACTGCAACTTTGCAAGCTTACACTTCAGGAGTTCCAACTTCAGCGGGTTCACTTACTGCTTTTGATGTAGCGGTAACACCTACAAAAGTTCAATTTTACCAAGAATTTGACCCTAATACTTTGAGATTCTCAAGATTCAAAAGAGATATGAAGCCAGGAGCTTGGGAAATCATGTCAAGCGAATTCGAACAACTTGTTATTGGTGGTTTATACGCTAAACAAATTTCTAACGCTTTTGAGAATGAGTTTTGGAATGGTGCTACTTCAGCAACTAAAACGGCTGTAGCTGCTTTGACTGCTGGAACTGGAAATACTTCAGTTGGTGCTGCTGAGAAAACTAAAGTTGCTGCTTTGGCTACAAGTCAAATCGACGGTATCTTGGTTAAAATGATTTATAACGATTCTAACGCTTCAGCTACTGCTGGTGTTGGTACACGTGTAAAAGTTGCAGGTACTACTTTAACTGCTGCTGTATTGAAAGCAGAATTTGACAAAGTTTACGCAGCTATTCCTGCTGTAGCTTTGAATGGTACTGAAAAACCAATCATTTACGCTCCGAAATCAGTTAAACAAATGATTGCACAAGCAAACAACGTTACAACTGATTATACTAAACCATTTAATGCAGATGCTTCTTACGAAAATATCTACTTTAATGGATTGAAAGTTGAGTTCGTTCCATTGCCTGAAAACGTTTTAATCGCTGCTTTAAAATCTCACTTGATTTGGGCTACTGATTTAGCTTCTGACGTTAACGTTATGCAATTAGATAAAATCGCTCTTAACAGAGAGGATATGTTCTTGAAAAACAATATGACACTTGCTGCTCACGTTGTTAACCAAAAATTCAACGTTTTATACGTAGGATAATTAATAATTAAACCGCTCTTTAATTAGGGCGGTTTTTAATAAAATATAAAATTATGGCGTGTGATATTTTAAAAGGTCGTAGCCTTGCGTGTAAAGATTCACGTACAGGAATTAGATATGTGGATTTTGGAATCTACGATGGCGATACCTATACGGTGTCAGCTCAGGAAATTGCTTCTTTGCCTGCTGGATTAACGGAGGTTTTTCGTTATGAAGTTAAAGGTGCGGGTAATTCATTAATTGAAACTGCTACTGTAAACAACGATAATAGAACTATTGAAATCGTTCAGGCTTTAGCTTTGACTTTGCCTAAATTAGGTAAAGATACAGAAGTAGAATTGCAATCATTACTTTATGGTAGAGTTGTAGCATTTATCCACGATTACAACGGAAACGTTAAAGCCGTAGGTATCGATTCAGGATTAGAAGCTACTACAGGAGTTATGAGTACAGAAACAAGCGGTTATACTATTGCATTAGAAGCAAGAGATAATAACTTTGCTCCATTCCTTGCTTCAGCTGCTAAAACTGCTTTATTAGCTTTGGTTTCAGCTCAAGTGATTAACCCTTAAAAGAAAGGAGAAACTTTAATCTTATTAAACCCACTTTAATCGGTGGGTTTTTTATTTGATACCAAACCCAAAAAATAACGTTTAATAAGTATGAAGATATTTGACCCGACCGATACAATCCATACCTTACAAATCATACCACGTGATTACGTTACTACGGCTACTATGGTTTTAAGGAATGAATTAAGACAAACTGAAACAACTCATAACCTTACTTGCACGAATACAAACGGATATTTAACCGCTGAATTTACGCAAACAATGACAGAGGGACAAAATTTTGAGTTTGAGGTTTACGATACTAACGACAATTTACTTTACAGGGGTAAAGCTTACGCAACTACAAACATATGAGTATAGAGATTTTACAATTAGCAAACTATAATAGACCCGAAATAAAAGAAAGCGCTTCGAAAGACTTTGTTTTGAATGGCGATAAAAATAGTTTTTACCAAGAAATTATTGATAGGTATAACGGAAGCGCAACCAATAGAACCATTATTGATGCTTATGCACAGTATATCTATGGCAAAGGTTTAACTTCAAACCAAAAGAGTACAAAAGCTATCCAATTTGCCGATATTTTAAGAATCTTATCTAAAAAAGATTTAAAAAATGTTTGTCAGGATTATTCTTTATTTGGAGAGGCAAGTATCGAGATAATTTTTAAAGGTGGTAAAATTGCACAAATTAAACACACGCCTAAAAATTGTATCGTACCTAATAAAATGGATGAAAACGGGGACGTAAAAAGCTATTGGTATTCACGTGATTTTTCACAACCGAGAAAATATGAGCCTTTACAAATACCCGCCTTTGGTTTTGATACAATTAAAAACGGTTCAGCAATTTATATTATATCAGACTACCAAGTAGGGAAAACTTATTTTAGCGACCCTACATACTTGAGCGGTATGCCTTACGCAGTATTTGAAGAAGAATACGCAAACTTTGTTGTTAACCATATAAAAAACGGTTTATCGTTCGGTCATATCATTAATTTTAATGATGGAGCAGATAAAACAGAAGAACAAAAGAAAGCAATCTTTGATTCATTTAGACAAAATTTAGCAGGTAGCACTAACGCAGGAAAATTTGTATTAGCTTATAACGATAACAAAGAAAATAGCGTAACTATTGAAGCGTTAACTGTAAGCGATGCGCATAAACAATACGAGTTTTTGACTGCTGATGCTATGCAAAAGATTATGCTATCGCACCGAGTTACTTCTCCGATTCTTTTTGGTATTAAAGATAATACAGGATTCGGAAACAATGCAGACGAAATGCAAGTTGCTTTTGACGAATTAATGTTAAACGTAATTCAACCAAAACAAGAGGTTATTTTAGACGCTTTAATGTATGTTTTAAATCAAAACGGATTTAATATTGACTTAGATTTTATTCCATTAAGACCTAAAACAACAACCGAACAACCTACTCAACTATCAAAGCAAGATTCTCACGAACATACAGACGATATTTTGGCGGATGAGTTGTTAGGATTAGGCGAAGAATTAGACGAGAACGAATGGGAGTTATTAGACTCACGAGAATATAGAAGCGACGACCCAATTTCAGAAACTTCTTTTAAGTTAGCTTATGCACCGTCTAACTTTCCAATGAAAGATAGTGAACAAGATACTTCTATTTTTAAAATTCGTTATTCTTATTCAGGCAATTTAAACCCTGAAAGAGAATTTTGTCGTAAAATGGTGCAATCTAAATTGGTTTACAGAAAAGAAGATATTGTTTCAGCAAGTAAGAAATCGGTTAACAAAGGATTAGGACCTAATGGAGCAGATACTTATGACCTGTTTTTATTTAAGGGCGGTGTCAATTGCAAACATTTTTGGATGAGAAATATTTATATCAAAAAGAACAACGATAAAATAACAGCTAAAAAAGCAAGGGAATTACTAAATGCTTTAGACCCGTCTTTGAGAAAAGAAGCTAACTTTGAACAAAACGACCCAAGAGTAGCGCAAATAGCTTCGGCTTCTAATAACTATTGGTCCTTAGACCCTAATTACCGTAAATAATGGAAACAATATTATTAAACGATAACGAGATTACGGAAAGCACTTTATTAGGTGGCAATATTGACGTTGACCGCTATAAATTCTGTATAATCGACGCTCAAATTTCTAAACTTGAGGAATGTTTAGGCGAAACGCTTTATGAGAAAATAAAAGATGACTTCGATGCGGGTACTTTAGCGGGTAATTATTTGATTTTACACACAAAGTATATAAAGCCTTTTTTAATCCATCAAAGCGCACTTGAATATCTTAAAATTGGAGCGTACCACGTTAGCAATGGAGGTATTTATAAACATACACCAAGCAACGGAACGGCAAATTGGATAGCCTTTGTACTCTTTTGGTTTGAAGTTAATCCTTTACCATAGATATACTGTGCGTAAGCATCAATAATAGCTCTATTGGTTGCGCTTCCGTTATAACGGTCTATAATTTCTTGGTAAAAACTATTTTTATCGCCATTTAAAACAAAGTCTTTCGAAGCACTTTCTTTTATTTCAGGTCTTACATAGTTTGCTAATTGTAAAATCTCTATACTCATATCGTTGTGGTTGCGTAAGCTTTACCTCTGTAAAGTAAATTGTCGTTAGTATCATAAACCTCAAACTCGAAATTTTGCCCCTCTGTCATCGTTTGCGTAAATTCAGCAGTCAAATAACCATCCGTATTAGTACAAGTTAAAGCGTGGGTAGTTTCTGTTTGTCTTAATTCATTTCTTAAAACCATAGTAGCCGTAGTAACGTAGTCACGTGGTATGATTTGTAATGTATGGATTGTATCTGTAGGGTCGAATATCTTCATAATTATAAAACGTTTTTTTAGTCGTTTGGTATCAAATAAAAAACCCACCTATTAAAGTGGGTTTGATAAGATTAAAGTTTCTCCTTTCTTTTAAGGGTTAACAACTTGAGCCGATACCAAAGCAAGTAAAGCAGTTTTAGCAGCTGAAGCAAGGAACGGAGCAAAGTTATTATCTCTCGATTCTAATGCGATAGTGTAACCGCTTGTTTCTGTACTCATTACTCCTGTAGTAGCTTCTAATCCTGAATCGA